AACTAATTGACCTATTTTTACATAACTTCCAAGTTGGACGCTGTAGCTAAAGGTAGCGCCAGTACTTGTAAACGCTGGTGTATATGTGCCTTCTTCATAATCATCCAGCGCATTTGCCGCCGCAGTGTCGCCGTTGAAGGTGATGCCGCCGCTGGTCAGAATACGAAGTCGTTCACTTGGTGAACCCGCAGATGCAGAGGTGTGAAAAGTAAGCGGCTCAACAGCAAGCGTTCTAATTTTTAAACCACCCGCATCTGACATTTGAATATCGGCACCAGAGTTTGTTGCGCCGTTTGCTTGGAATAGAATTTGTGTGCCGTGAGATGCATTAGCATTGTCTAGCAAAACAGTGCTGAAATCACCCCCAACCACAGTCAGGGGCTTTGCAGGACTTGTCGTGCCGATTCCCACTTTATTGTTAGCCGCATCGACATGCAGCGTGTTGGTGTCAAAAGACACATCGCCAGTGATGCCGCCGCTAAACCCAACCGCACCAGCAAACGTGCCGCCAGCAGTCTTGCTTACCATGTCAGCCGTGGTAAATGACTTAAACGCAATCACGTTTAGCTCATCACTAACAGCCGCACCTGAAGCCAGAACCACAGATGTACCACTGGTAGCTGTGTAGTCTGTGCCGTTCTCCAACACCACACCATTGAGTGTGACAATTAGATTATCTACGGTGTAACTCAGAGTGTTTGATGCGTCATCAGAACCAGAGAATGTTGTTTGCCCGGCAGTCGCCGTGTACTTGTATTCAAGTAAAGACGCAGTGCCAGCAGATGATGCAGCAATCCAGTTTGCACCGTCGTATACACGCATCTCGTTGGCTGCACTATTGAAGTACAATGCCCCAGAAACTAGCGCATTTCCATCGTTGTCAACTGTTGGATCGCTGGTTTTGCTTCCAAGATAGGTGTCATCAAAGTTATCAAAGGCTGCTGCCGCTGCTGCTGCACTGTTGGCTGCGTTAGTCTCACTTGTGGCTGCTGCCGTAGCTGAGTTAGCCGCTGCTGTAGCTGAAGTCGCCGCATTGGTGGCCTGAGTCGTGGCTAGAGCAACCTGTGCCGCCCCATTAGTGGTAGCTAGTGCCGCCTGTGTAGTCGCAGTCGATGCTGATCCAGCCGCTGCTGTAGCAGAGTTTGCACTAGCAGTCGCAGAGTTTGCACTATTGGTCGCCTGGGTCGTAGATGTTGATGCGCTTGTAGAAGCATTAGACGCCTGAGTAGACGCTGTTGAGGCACTAGATGCAGCATTGTTAGCCTGTGTTGTTGCCAACGCAACTTGTGCAGCTCCGTTAGTGGTAGCCAGTGTTGCTTGTGTACTTGCTGTTGCCGCTGAGTTTGCACTAGCAGTGGCTGAGTTAGCACTATCTGTTGCTTCATTTGCAGAAGTAGTGGCTGAAGCAGCCGATGCTGTAGCACTGTTCGCCGCTGCTGCGGCAGAAGATGCTGCTGCGTTCTGAGAAACAAGAGCCGCTGCTGCGCTTGAGGCAGCGTTATTGGCTGATGTATCTACATAAGACTTGTTTGTCGCATCGTTGGCATTTGTGGGTGTAGCTACGTTCTTAATACCCCGTGTTTGGGCATCATATTTACCATCCGCTGCAACAGCGATTGACTCATTAGCACGGTCAATAGCTTCCTGCACACCAAACAAAAGCTGGTTATTGGAGTTGTTTAACTGCTGTGCAGTAAGTGCGCCGCCGTCTGAATAGGTAACATTTAAGTTATCTAAATCAGTATTACGGACAATACGTACCGTAACACCATTTGCAGGGGCAGACGCAAAGGTCACTACGTTGCTTGATGTAAAAGTAAAAGAAGTGGAAACCCCACCTACGAAAGCTGTTACATCATCAGCTTCAAGATAGGTGTACGGAATAGTAAAATCCGTGGTGCTTCCATCACCTGTGGCTTCATAGATGGAGTTTGCCATTATTTAGTTCCTTATTAGTTTCGGACGTTGGGGAAGATGATGTCGTCCCTGAGACCAGCCTTGGCCTCGCCACGACGTACCGCCCGTGTTCCGAGAGAGTTCAGGTCGCCCAGTTCTTCGAGCAAAAGGATTGCAGCAATGTTTCGCTGCTTCTGTATCTGAGCTTTGACAACTTGCGTTATCGCTCCGTCTTTACTGGCTGTGCCGTAAAGTCCCTGTTCGTTGCTAAAGATGCCGTAGAGAATCTCCGTCAGATCAGGTGATTCCTCGCCTTCACCGCCTCGATAAATCTCGTTCAACCTGTCGTACAGGGTCTTGCCTTCGTGCTTCTTGATGTACTCGGCCTGAGCTTCATTAAGTGGCCCACCATTGATCCTCTCGAAGAATACGCTGATGGGTGTTGCCGATAGGTCTGTGTTTCCAAAGGCTGGGATACGCCTCGGCATCTCAATAGAAGAGTCAGTGGCGATAGCCATCAGCTCGAGCTTACGAAGAACATACAGCTCTTTATCACTCTTACCCTTACGACGATCCTCTGTATCCGTAATGAATACACCAGATAAACTGTTGACGGGCTTTTCCATTGGCCTTGGGATACCGAGAGCATCGTATTGGTTCGAGACTTCGATCATCCCTAAGTCCATACGGGCTTCAAGATGCTGTAGGAAACCTCGGGGGTCTTTGAGTGTGGGAGCGTCCTCGACGAAAGCGTTTTTGGTTTTGTAGATCATGTTAGGGAATGCAAGCTGGCCTTTCTTAGCCATGAACTTCAGTACATCCCTGTACCAAGCATCCTCTTGACCAACAGCGTCCATGAGATCAGTAGCGTCTGCCAAGCCTTGCATTAGGTTGGCATCCTTAATCGCATTGAAGATTGATCCGGCAGCAATATACACCCGATCTTGAATCAGCTTTACCTGATCCTCAACATACTCACCCTGTCTGCGACGATACTCAACTTCCTCGTATGCCTCGAAGGCATTCACAAGGATTTTTATGGGGGTCGAGAAAGGGTCATAGTTTTTGTAGCTGAGTGTGGTACCGTCATCGAATCTAATGGTGTATGGCTGTGATCTGTCGGTGTCTTCCTGCATCTTACGACGCTTGTAGTCACCTGTGCCTGAACCGGCCATATTTCCCTGAGCATACTGCATCATCACGTAACCAGCGATACCGTAGGAAAGCAAAGCCTCACCCTGCGCCCGTACTTGACGAGCTGTACCGTTAGAACCTCGGAGGTCTGCAATGTACTTAGGAGCAATAAGCTGCAATCCTGGGGTCATCCTTATGCCTTCCTCAAACACCCTGACAGGTGTACGGAAGAAGAGCTGGCCCATGATCTTCATCCAAGGATTGTCCTTTACGAACTCCTCGTATCGTTTAGCTCCACTGGATGCAATACCATCGCCGGTAAACCGACGTTTGAACAAAAGGTCTTCGGTGTATGAACGGCCCTCACGGTTTACGCCTCGAGAGAAAAGGTCTTTATTCTTCTTCATCTCTTTGGCAACAAACTTCTTGGCCTGTATAGGGTTCATACCCCGTGCCTTAGCTTGTTCCATCAGCTCATGCTTGATCTTGATTTCGTCTAGGTTGTCGTAGGATTTTAAGATGACCTTATCGACTTCCTTCTGAACATAAGCCTCGAGCTTCTTGCCCTTCAGGGGTTTCTTACGTTTACCCGACTTCACTTCGGCTTGGTGTTTAGCTAGGGCATTGCCCACAGCCTTACCCTCGACAAATCCTCTGTAGTTGAGCTGAGAGAAGAACTCGTCAGTCATGTTGAGGACGTTGGGGAAGAAACGGACTACTGAACCCGCTGGCACCCAACCCTTAATTCTTTGAGGGAGGATGTTGTGGTTTTCCATGAATTTACTGTAGTCACCCGTCAGCATGGAACGCTCGTACTTGTAGGCTGCAATAGCGGCCCTACCAGCGGTTCCCACGGTTCTCGTCATAGCACCGTAGGTTGCACCCATCTTACCGAAGCCAACGCTGGTGTAGTCGCCTTCCACAACGAAATTGAGGAAAGGCTTGTAGAACGTCTTCATCAGTGAGGGGACAGTGTTGACCACGATTGTTGAGGTGGTGAATACCGTACCGATGACGTATTCGTTCACACCTTCAATGGTGCGACGGGATGTGGCCCTGATCTTATATCCTACGCCAGGGTTCTGTGCATCCATCTTCAGCTTCAGCAGCTCACGGCGTTCTTCAGCCAGCTTGAATGCTTTAGCTACACGGTTCTTCTTCAAAGCTGTGTCAATCTCGCCAGACAGTCTCCGAATCTCGGTGTCCTTCTGGTAGATGCGCTTCTGCTTTTCAACCAAGGCTACAAACTCTTTGTCGGCAGCTTCTTGGGTGATGTTCTTGTCAGCCATGATGTCATCAGGCAGCGTATCGAGCAGCTCACCACGATATAGGAACTCTTGGCGAGACCCCAGTGAACGGGCGGCTGTGGTACGAAAACCCTCATCAAGGATGTTTGCCTGACGGATAAGGTCTTCGATCTCCTCACGCAGGACTGTCAGCTCATCAAGCTCTTCCTCGGGCATATTCTTGCCACTGAGCTGCTTCTCAACAACAGCTCCAAGCTCATCGTAAAGGTCAGAGATGTTGCGCTGGACACCGATGCTCAGGGCGTTGAACTCAGCCTGTGTGAGCTGCATACCGAGTATCTGGGTGTTCAGGGAGTCGCTATCGAGTGAACCATCAGCATTCCGTGTGACACCTTTGAGTACGTTGGTCAGCGTCTGTGTGGCCTGACCGAGGGACATACGTTTCTGTACGCCTGTCTCAGGGTCAACTCCAGCAAACCCACGCTTTGTAGTGTCCTGTACGGCCTCTCTGATCTTCATCAGGGCGGCAGTGACACCGAGCTTAGGTTCAGATGCACCTTCAACTTTGACACGGGCTACGAGGTTAGCGTCAGCCTCTAAGACATCTGCTGTCTCGGCAGCTTTGGGAGATTCCGTTACAGTTTTACCTGAAGCTGGAGCTTTTGATTTTGGAGGTTTAGCTCTAATTACACTCTGTATTTTATTAATAGCAGGAGTAGCGATAAAGCCGACAGTGCCTCCAAGTCCCACACCAAAAGCTGCTGCTTTAGCAGTGCGACCAAAGTCCATATCCTCGCCAGTAACAGATGTTTCAACAATCTGTCTGGCGGTATCATCTACAGCGGCGTAAATACCACCTTCGACACCAGCAATGACTGTGTTCCGCATACCGCCTTTGAAGAGGGCTTTCAGACCTTCCTTAGTGGCAATCTTTGCGCCAGTGCCGGCGGCTGTTCCAATACCGAAAGAAGCGAGGCCAGCGTAGGTGGTGGGATCGAGGCCCACACCTTTGATGAACCTCCAAGTGCCATCCCATGAGATGTTCTTGTCGTCATAGGCTTCCATGAGATACAGGAAGGACGCTTTGGTATTATCGTCTGCACGGGAGATGATGGCTGCATCTACAGTCATCTTGGGGAGGTTGTAGTTGAACCATCCCATAGTATCGAGGGCGTAGTCTGCCAGTTCCCTGTCAGTTCCCTCAAACGCTGTACCGCCATTATTGAAGCGGTAGACGTTACGGGCGGCTGCTAGGAAGTCTTCGTCATCAACCACGGTGTCTTCAGTGGTATCGGCCTCTCCAGCCTCAAACCTAGCGTCGAAAACCTCGTTCTCATAGTCTGCACCAAACGCACCACCAGTTAGCTGGCTGCTACGGCTGGTTGCTGATGTGGAACCTGAAGAGCTGGTGACTGTAGGTGCTGGGGGGTTTGCCGCAGCTTGAGCAGCAGCAGCTCTTTCAGCTTCCTTGCGCCGCTCCTCCTCTTTCCTAATTTCCTCCAGCTCTTCTTCAGTTGGAGTCCAAGTAGGCAGATCATTTATACCCATAATTTACCTCACTTGAATAAACCTGTTATTCCCGATTTGTCTGATTTGATCACCAAGACCTTGGCTGCGAAGCTCCAGAGCTTTGACACGATCAAATACGTCGTAGATCACATCAGTGTCTGGGTCTTTGTATTGGTTGCTTGTGTTTCTGAGATCATCAGTAAACGTACCGATGTTCTTTGCAGCTGAGACTGCCGTTGCTTGAGATGATATCGTTTCAACAAAGGTCTGTGTCTTTGCGATTACAAGCTCACGGATTTCTTTGAGCTGTCGGAGTGTCAGCTTGTTATTGCCGTTCTCTTCACGATAGATAGCAACAAGCTCTTCAAACTCATTCTCAGCGATTTCTTTACCTCGACGGTAGAACGTAGTGTCCTGACCAAGGATGCCCAGAGCAAGGCCTTTGTCATTTTCGAGAACGGACACATCCCTCACATCTGCAAGAACAGCATCCAGCTCTTGGTTGAACCTTTTATGCTCGTCACTGTTACGGACATCGTTGATGTAATACGCTTCCTGAGCGGCTGCTAGGATCGTAGGGACATCTTGGGGATGAATGTTGTCCTGAGTTGCGGCCCACGCTTGCAGTTCGTCTGGGTCGTTGAGCATCCTTTCAGTCAGACCCAGATCATCGAGGTCTTCAGTCGTCCTAGCTGACTTGAGCTGTCCGACGATGCTTGTTGTGTTGGCCTTAGAGAATGTCTGATCGACACCTGTGTTGTCTCGGAGTCTGGCTCTGGTTCCACTAAGTGAGGAGTTAGCCTCGATCTCTCGCAGCTCTTGCTCGGTGAGTGTCTCCTTGTTGATCATCTTTTTACGGAGATAATCCTCACGGAGCTTTCTTTCGTCTTCCAGCCTCCTCATGTTGGCTGCAACATCTTGAGCATTCAGAGCGTCGATCTCACGCTGCACATTGGCAAGATAGGTTTGCCAGAGTGCTGGCTTACCTCTCATGACGCCTTTGTATTCTTCAGGCATGGTCGATAGGACAGTGATGTCTCTATTGGCCTTAGCTTGATTGTAGGCAGCGTCAGTGACGTAAGCGTTACGATCTTTGCCTTGGATGAACCCATTACCACCAGCGGCTTTCCAGAAGTCATCCCGTTGACGTAGGGCTTCCCAGTCACCAGAGGCTGCTAGAGCCTTGTCGGTGATCTCGAAGTCATTACGTGCGTCTGCGGCCTGTGTTGCCCTTTGACTAGCCACAAACTGCTGTAGCTGGGCTGATCGCTGGGCTTCGTGGTAACCGAGTGCGCCCGAGAGGAATGCTGCGTTGGAGCCTTCGTAGTACTTACGAATGTAGGCTTCGGCTAATTGGTAGCCGTTGTTGATACCTTCGAGGGTGTTGGGTGTGCCGCCACTAATACCATCGGTAGCTGAACTGTCAGCACCAATACCAGCCAATGCAGCTTGGTATCCCTCATCTCTTTCAATTGCCTTCTTACCGGCAGATTCAAGGATGAGGAGCTTGCGAGGCATACTCATGTCGGGGAAGAGCGTATCTAGCTCCTCGACACCTGTCATGTTGTCGTCTTGAAGTGCCTTAGTTACATAACCATTGAACTCAAGCTCGAATTGTTTGTTGGACTCATTGATCTTTCTGCGATCACGCTGTTGAGATGCGTCCAGCACAACGCCAAGACTCTTAGCTAGTAAACCCGCAGATTTACCGGCATTAGGGTCGGCTCGATATTGTACTGCACCTGACCCCTGCTGCCCGATGCCCCTCGCAAGGGGTGACAGAGGGGTGATGTCAACCGTAGTACGTGCCATGTCCTATTTCCTTATTAAGTTAGAAAGTCAGGAAGGAAGCTCTTCCCGCTTGCTTCTATGTTCCTCTCGTTTGCACCGTGTGTTGCCCCCGCAATGCCCAGGATAGCCCCCATGGGACTCGGGCCTGCTTGTTGGGGGTTACTCGCATAAACCTGTTCAAGGTTCTTTTGCAGACCACGGGCTTGAGCGTCATATTGTCTATCTAGGACAGCCTCTTGATCTTTCGAGCGTACAGTGTTTCTTGCACCCGCCTGAACGATGGCTGCAATGGTATCTGTAACTGATTTACCTGTTACGCCTGACGAAGCTGCCGAAGTCACCGCAGTGGACTTGGCTGCTCGGTTGGCTAGTATAATGTCGAATTCAGACTGGTTCTGCGCCCTCATATTCGCTTGGAAGTCTTCTTGGGCTACGCCTGTCTGGTAATTATAATCTTCCCGTCCACTGACAATACTGGCATTTGCGGCTGCATTAGCGGCGTCAATTTGTTTCCGCTCTTCTTGATACTCTAATACTGCCTTACCGCCTTGGAGGGCTGCTGTTGCATCACACATTTTCATACCTTCCAAATTCATAAAAGGGCAGATCGTATGCGCCCCATGTCACCTCTCGGATGAATGAGAACCCACACCATTTAAGCCACTTGTGGTGAACTGTGTTTCTTTTGTCTGTTAGGTTCCACAACAGGTCAGCGTCTGACTCTGTATGGAGCATGGATATATAATTCTTGCTCTCTCGTAGGAACTGCTTGGAATGACGTTTTAAGTCGTCGCTAGCCAACAGCCACACCAGAGCAGACTTTTCGCTGTCTGGGGATGTGCCGTAGATGGCTATAGGCAAGTCGCCTTCCATGATGGAGTAACATACGGGAGAGCATTCCACCGACCTCGAGAGGCCAGTGATGGCATCAAGGTCGGAGGTTGCTTTGATTTCTTGCTTGTCTGCTTCCCGAAGCCGTGAGGCTAATGACGGGATATGCCAAGCCTCAGTAACTTCGGTGTGTAGCATTATAACCTTCTGGCTGCTTTTGGTGTCCACTGGGCCGTCCATTCTGTGCCGGTGAAGGTACAGTGAAACGGTGTGGCGTTGAGCAGCTCGATTTTTGTGTAGAGGTTTTCACCCATCACGGGGAACTTAAATTCACCATCGTCCAACGATAGTCCACCAAGCACGTTGTTCTGTGATCCGAGGTTACGCCCTGAGAACGTATACTCATAAGGAGTGCGTCCTCTGTTGGTCACCTTGGCTGAAAATTGTGCTGTGTCCTCGTACTGGACAGACAAGTATCTAATAGACAACCTTCCATCTTGGATGGTCACCTTGCCTTGCCCTTTGTCCTCCTTGAGGAAGAATGGGGAATATTCGTATTTGAATGTGAAGTTCCTACCGATCACGGCGTTGTTGTAAGCCGCTCCTGCGTAGTCCCCGACAGCCGTAAAGGATGTGGAGGATACTCTAGTTGCCGCAATGACAAAGCCTCGAGGCGCACTATCATCGCTCTGCACGAACACCACATCTGCTGGACTCGGATGAGGTAGCGTGAATGTAGTCAGTCCTGTGCTTGCGCTGTACGAGCGTGTGCAGTCGGAGAACTTGAAGCTGTGATCGAGGTGAATAGGGAATGACGAGCTGGATCGAACCGAATCTTCTTCGATGTTGATCTTTTCCATGTATAGACCATCAGCCGCATAGTCCACCAACAGGAACATATCATTATCGACTAGGGTGAAATATTTGATGTCACCCTCGAATGTCCATTTGCCCCAAGATGACTGAATCTTACCTTGGGTTCCTTGAAAGTACTTATAGCAGTACATTTCTTTAGAGTTACCGCCGAGAATAAACACACTGGATAGACGACTAGAGCCAGCAACATACTGGACAGGAGCTGTGATATATTCAGGAACCTGAGCTGACACCTCGTCGGCGTTCTCAGTGTTTAAGTCGTTATCTACATAATACTCCATAAATTTGGAGTTTGTTCCTGTGTCGTCAGCAAAGTAGATGAAGGCACCTACCTGTATGGGATTCATCGTTTTCGAGCAGTTGAAGGCTGAAGCGAAGTTTAGTTGTGCTGTTTTGGGGGAGAGAAGGTCTGCCGAGTCAAGAATGTACTGCGTCCGATCTGAGAAGATCAGGAGTTTCTTGTTAAACGGGATTGCGAAGTTGAGGAGAGTTACCTGACCTGTGACCGCCGCAATATCGATAGGGTCACTGTCAACTAGCTGGGCAACTGTAGTGCGCCAGAAGTTCTCGAAAAGGTCAGCCTCGGATAACACCACGTTTTCATCCGAAAGAAAGCCCATGCGGCCTTGGTGGATGAAGATATCATTGATGGGCTTACCGATGAATGTAGGGTCGCTGTTGGTTATATCGTCCCCAACGTACATCTCCGACCATGTGTGTGTGGAGAATGTAAATTGGTCAGTGCTTGCATCATAGAATAATTTATGAGGCATAGTTGATTGCGTAATGACACGCTTTTTACCATAGCCAAATGTTTCTATCCAAAGCTGTTTTACTGCATCAAACACCACATAATAATCATCTCCGTCATACCCTGGCTCACCTAAGATACGGACAATACGCCCGTCTTTATCTTGAGCTGGTAAATCCTCGAAAGACGTTAGTTCTTCCTTGAACACGGTCATAGCGTTGCCACCATTACCTTCATCAACCTGAACCGTATCGGACGAGGCCAAATAAAGAGAAATGGTCGAGTTATGCCTAGTGGCGGTATAACCCGCAGCCGTCAGGTCATTGACCAGCTCTTGAGCGATAGCCTCTGTCCGTTCAACAGCATTCGATGCTTCAGTGTTTGCGCCGGTAGTGAAGTTGGCTCTAAGAGTGCCGTTGATATACACAGCGTAGTTAGAGTTGGACAGGGAGCCTTTGACGAAGATTGACCAATATCTCGAGGGATCGAGCCTTGCAGGACTGATACTGGACTCAGGGGTTGTGGTAGCCGCTGGGTTGATCGTCTTATTCAAAATGAACGTGGTATCGCCCACAGTGATCATCTTGCAATTTTCACGGGGGCTTGATCCAAAATTAAGGTAGGAACCAGATAATGTGCCATTGACGGTCTTTGACGCACCTGTGTCGTCGTAAACCTTGATGTCGTTGTTCTGTACGGTCAGGAAAAACTTCTTACCGTCGAACCGTTGGAAATAGTGACCTTTGACATCAGTCGATACGTTATTACCAACTCGGGCAATAATCTCACTTCCTGAGCGTTTTTGGAGTCCAGCAACAAGCGAAGCCCAGCCGTTCTCCATCTCAGTACAAGAGTTTTGCAAGCGGAGAGCTGGGGGCTGCTGACTGACACCGTTGAACATATTAGGCATTGAGCCAGCAACAAGAGCCATTAGTAAGTCCTCCTCACGGGGGCTACTCGAGCCACAGTTGAATAGGTCGAATAGCTGTCAGTGATCATGTTGTAATCGCCTGTCTCAGATTCCTCGTGTTGCAGCAAAGCCCATGCTTGCTGTTCGTCACCACGGTTGAACTTAGAGAGGGATTCAGAACCAAGGGTACGCTCTTGGAAAACTCGGGAAGACCTCATCGTGATATAACGACGAGCTGCTTCTGGTATCTCGTCAAAATCGAGTACCATTGTGAGATGCAAGCGCAGTGGGCCTGAGAATATATAAGTGTTGTCCTTGCGGTCATACAGCTTCATGCCCCGCTGCACGACATCCAGATTCCTGTCGTTCTCTACAGTATCAACACGCAATGTGTTTGCAGGAAGTAGGATTTGATTAGAAATGTTGGGGGAGATGGTGTGAACCTCAGTATTCCAGTGCCAGCCATTTGACTGCACCTCACGGGACACTTCATCAATGATTGAGGAGGCAACCTGAGCATCCACCTGAAGGCCAGACAGCGAGGCTACTGGAGCTTCGCCTATGTTCGTTAGGCAGACGTTCACGGCCTCTAGTTTAGTAGTGGGGGTCAGTGCCATGTTATCCTCTTAAATAAAAAGAGAGACCCCCGAAGGAGCCTCTCTAATCGTTAGCTTAGGCAGTTTGAATCTGCACAGCAGCTTCGTTACGGAGTACACCGTGACCACAAGCATACTTGGCAACCATCAGAGTACCCTGACGACGAATGTCGTACTCAGACTCTGTGGACAAATCCATCAGCTTCACAGTACCAGCACAAGATGGGTGGAATACGATAGCAGTCGTGTTGGCTGCGGCTGCAACCTGACGACCACCAGCACCACCAGCATCAACGCCTGTGCCTGTGACGTTAGCCACGGGCAAATTGTTGGACTTCAGTACATCAATACCAGCCACTTGCATGATCCGGCCAGATGCAGTTGAGCCGTTACCGGCGTTACCAAAGTCCACGTTCTGAACCTTGGAGCTGTTAGCCAGCAGATAGTACTGAGCTGGCTTGACGACGACGTAACGGTTATCTTCTGGGACGTTCTTTTCATCGAGTGCCTGAGCAGCAGCGAAGATCGAATCTACCAGCGAGTCAGCGTTAGTGTCGCTGTCTGCATCGGTGATAACAGTACCGACCATATCAGATTCACCAGTGACGGTGGCTGTGGCGTCGTTAGCTGCCTGAATAAGCGTTTGAAGAATGTGCTTATCCATCTGGTTAGCAAGAGCTACGCCCATTTCCTTAGAGTACACTGAGCGGACATCATAGTGGTTCTTAGCTTCATCAATATTAGCAATGAAGGTCGAAGTCAGCAGGAGGTCATTAATGGTAATGATCTTTTCTGCATGGTTGATGCTGTCGCCGGTGATCTCTGCGCCAGGGGTGTGGTACGCAGCAGATGTGCGACCCATGACTGGGAACTGAGCGGATTTACCATTCGCAATGGTGCGAACTTGATGTTTGTCCATCATGATGGTCTGCTGCTCAAATGCAGTCAGAACTTCACCAGAAAAGACTTTTAGAAAGAGGGCGTCCTTATCGGAGCCGCCGTTGAGTGCGCCTAAGCGTGAAGGGGTAGCGTTAGCCATTTTTGTACCTCAATTGTACGAGTTAAAAGTAAGGGGTGAACCTCAGATTACTCGCCACCTTTCCTTCGAGGTTGTTCTCCGCAGAGAGCCAGAAAGTACAAATGGTCTGTGTTCTTTAGGTCTTCATGCCTCGGTTTTTATTTCGAGACATGACTGAAAGGTTATTAGCTGAGTTATTAAGGGTATTGCGGTCTCGATGGTGAACGTCTTTACCGTCACCTTTACGAGCCATGCCCTTTTTAATCATCAAACGACGAGCTGCGTTTCGTCCTGCCCGTCGCTTCTTTTGCTCGGGCTTGGAATGGTAGTCAGCGTATTCCGCTGCATAATCCCTAGCCATACTAATTTCCTTTACATTATGTTGGAGCGAGACAGCTTTGCTGCGACCTGATCACGGAACGCAGGATCAGAGCTGTATCGGGGGTCTGCCATATCTGACTTCATTTGAGCTAGGCTCGAATAAGCATCGACAGAGGGGCGTGATTGACCAGCCAAGTTACGAGCCGGTTCGACGCCTTGATTGGCCTCATACATAGAGCGGAGACCTTGAACAGCGAACTTGGTTTGTTCCATGTCGCCGCTATTCACTGCTCGGTTGTAGGCATCAATCTGTCCTTCTGACAGGTTATCTGCTGCCCAACCAACCATTGAGTTGTAACTTTCCTCACCACCGACAGATGAATACACCTCGGCGGTTGTGGATTTTAATAAGGATTGCTGTCCCTCGATGAAGCTATCCACGATCTCTCGGGGGATACCGGCTTGCTCTAGGGAGTCGTAAGACTGGTCCGTGAGACCGTCGTTTTCCCAGTATTCACTACTGAGAGCGTTAAAATCTAGACCAGCTTCTTGTACAGCCTCTCGAGCAAACTCTTCAGAGTTCTCAGCATCAGTAGAATCCGCACTTCTAGTTTCGCTTTCATCCACATCAGTTTGTCTAGACTTCGTGAAATTAGATTGCAGTTCTTCATAAGCCTTCTCTAGTTCCTCGTATGAGTCAAATTTACCTAGTATTTTTTCGTCATCAGAAGGTGACTGCGCCTCGTCTTGAAGCGCAGCCTGTTCTTCTAATGATGGATTATTATCTTGAGGATCGATATTAACCGTTTCCGTTGCCATCATTCATTCCTTGTTGGGCCATTTCCATGGCGGCTGGGGTTGCCTTTTCTGCAATCCTGCCCATTGTCTCATTCGCCATCATCTGCTGTTGAGCTTGGGCTGCTGCCTGTTGCTCGGCCTGAATGTCTTCCTCGGTCTTCACAAGGCCATCCATGTCGATGCCCAGTGCTGTACCAATACGTGTGATGTAGTCAGATACGTTCATGTACTGCGCCACAGCTTCGGGGCCGAGGGGCTGCAAAGCAGTGAGGAATGCGTTGTACTTGTTCAGATCATGTCCACGACCCAGTGCCTCGAGTCCCGTCACAATTGCAGGACGGACAATACCTTTCGGCAGAGCTGGGAGCCGCTTGGCTTTGGTCATGCGATCCATCAGCCGGTTGACCAGAGGAAGCTGGAATTCCTGACTAAGGATCGAATAGACACCGCCGAGGGCATCTTCGAGTTCCTTTGCCATGAACCGCACTTCTTCAGCGGTCACACGCTCACCTGACCGTTGCACTGCGCTATTCATAAGGAAAGCGTAGGACAGACGTTCAGTGATGGTTCTGACGGTATCGTAGGCAACACGCATATCAGCGTACTTTTCAGTCTGTAGGACAGACACCTCGTTGGCGTTACCAGCGACGATTGCACAATTCTCTGCCTGACTGATGTCACGCATACGGGTTGTGCCGTTGGGATTCACCATGAAGAGAACCTTAGATGACGCCGCAGACGCCTCTACGATGGCCTTGGACAGCCCTTCGAGGCTGATCAGGTCACCGAGGTACTCATCGACGTAAGATCGCCCGTAGTCCTCTGAGTCGATCCTAGTCCAGCGCAGGGCCAACATAGGTGACTTATCGATAGGCCAGCTACCACCAGAATCAGGGATGATTTGACCTTTGATCTCTTGGTACATACGCCAGCGGTTACCGTCGAGGTACATATGAGTGTACAGGGCAACCTTCTTACCGTACTCGGACTTCATGTCTGACTCTGGGTTAGCACCAATAGCCTCGAGTTCTTTGTCTTCTAGGACGGCAGGGGATACTTCTTCTTTGGTGATGATCTCTAGGACGTTGCCATAAGGATCACGTTTTACGACATAGCTGTCGAGGCGATATACACGGATACCGCCGCTTTTGGGGAGATAGACTAGGACGTTACCAGCAACGATGAGGTGCTTGAGAGCTTCAAAAATTGGGGAACGAAGGCCAGATGTTTCGATCTCCGTCATTACGGAACGCTCGATCTGGTTGAGACCTTCTTCGACCTTAGCTCTAGCACCTTCCTGACCAGTCAGTTCGGTGAGGGTCTGATCGTCTACTTGAAGACGAAAGAATGGGGAATTTGGGGGCAGGAGTGAGAGCAATAATTTAGATGCGAGGTTATTAACACCTCTGGCACCTACGCCTTGATAGGGCGTGTTGTATTCTGTAGCCGAGCTATGACCACTCGGAGGTACGAGAGTTGGTATCGTAACCTCAGAGCAGTCTCTAGCACGGTTGAGAAACATCTCACGCTCAACGGCAAGTTGCTCGTAGCGTCCTGCACAGGTCTTACCGTTGTGCATATTTTACTCCTATGTGCCTACACCGCCAGCGGTGTTGCCTTTATTGCCAGTGCTGCCTGTAATCGACAAATCACCACCGCTGCGATACGGGTCCGTACCTGTTTTGTTTGCTTTATTACGCTTCCGACGCTCTTCGTCCGCTGTCTGCGCCTCAGTTGGTGCGCCTTGATCC